ATTAATTATAGATGATAATGAAGAATTGCAAGGTGTAGAAGCTATTAGTGTAGTAGAATCACCTGCAATAGAATCGGACTTTTTAGCTTTAAAAACAGAAGAAGTTAAACTTGCTGAGGTTAGTAAAGAAAAACGTATCTTAATGGGTGCTGTATTAATACCTGAAAAACCTATCTATAGAAGAAATGGAGATACTGAGTATTACATTTACTTTTCAAAAGATACAGTAGTAAAAGCATCTCAATTATTTTTAAAGAAAGGTAATCAATCTAATAGTACTTTAGAACATCAAAAAGCCATTGAAGGTTTAACAGTAGTTGAAAGTTGGATAGTAGAAGATTTAAATAAAGACAAATCTGCTTTATATAATTTAAGTGTACCTATAGGTACTTGGATGGCTTCTATAAAAGTTGATAATGATGAAATTTGGAATGACTTTGTAAAAACAGGTAAGGTAAAAGGGTTTTCACTTGAAGGATATTTCGCTGATAAATTAGAATCTAAAAAAGAATTAAGCAAAGAACTAACAGAAGAAGAAAGTTTAATAGAGCAAATTAAAGACGTATTAAGAAACTATGAAAATTAGTTTTGATTACGATGAAACTATCTCAACTAAAAAAGGTGGAGATTTAGCAAGGCAATTAATTGCTGATGGTAATGAAGTTTATATTATATCTGCTAGAAATTTAAAAGTAGGTATGATAGATAGAGCTAAAAGTATTGGTATTCCTGTTAGTAGAGTTTACGCTACAGGTAGCAATAAAGAAAAAATAGCTAAGGTTAAAGAATTAAATATAGATACTCACTACGATAATAATAGTGATGTAATAAAAGAGTTAGGATCAATAGGTAAATTATTCACTAATTAAAATAAAAATGAAAAAAACAAAAAGTAAAACAAGCCCTGAAGGTGGTAGAAAAGGTTGTCTATGTGATGACGGAACTTATAAAGCAGAATGCTGCAACGGAGATTTACAAAATCAAGGTGTAGGAACTTTAGTAAGTCAAGGTGTTAGCGAAGTAACTAATACAAATGAAACTAGAGTAATAAGTAACTCAAGAGGATAAAAATATAACAATAAAACAATTATTAATTTTTAAAACAAAAACAATGCGTAACGAATTAAACAACATTACGAATAAGTTATTTAAAGCTGATTTATCTAATCATAAAATTGAATTAGCTGAAACTGTTAGCTCTTTAATTACAAAAGCAGAAAATGGCAATAAATTAGCTAATGAAGCTAAAATTGCTATTAACGAATTAAAAGCAATGTCTAAACAAGTTGCTGATAAAGTAGATAATTTCGCAGGTGTTTATTTTGATGTTGTAATTAAAGGACAAGACACTATTAAAGCTGCTAATGATTTAGGTCTTGGAGATAGTCCTGAAATTCAAAAATTAAAATTTGCACAAGAAAAATTTTCTAAATTAAGAAATGAGCTTAAAAATGGTTCAGACTGGCTTATAAAATAATTAAATCAATAAATATGTCAAATGTAATTAATCAAATCAAAACCATTTTGGGAATGGAAGTAAAACTTGCCCAAATGAAGTTAGATAATGGAACAGTTTTAGAAGCTGATGCTTTTGAAGCTGGTATGTCTGTTTTCATCGTTAATGGTGAAGATAGAGTAGCTCTACCTGTTGGAGAGTACAAACTTGAAGATGGCAATATTTTAAAAGTAGACGAAGAAGGAATTATCGCTGCTATTGAAATGCCTGAAGAAGAAGCCCCTGCTGCTGAAGAAGTTACACCATCTCCTGCTGAAGGAAATGAAGAAATGGCTGCTGAAGTTTCAGCTCCTAAAAAAGTTATCGAATCTACAATTAGAGAATCACACTTTTCTAAAGAAGAAGTAGATGCTTTAAAAGCAGAAATCGAAACTTTAAAAACTGAATTAGCATCTTTAAAAGCTGTTGAAGTAGTAGAAGAAGTAGAATTATCTGCTCAACCTTTAGTACACAACCCAGAAGCTAAATCTGAAGTTAAATTAAACTTATACTCACAGAGTAGAACTAGAACTACTTTCGATACTGTGTTAAGTAAAATTGCAAATATTAAATAATAACAAATTAAACACTAAAAAATGGCTACTACAACTAGTATTACAACTACTTACGCTGGTGAGTTTGCAGGTAAATATATTTCTGCTGCTTTATTATCAGCTTCTACTATCGAAAACGGTGGTATTGAAGTAAAACCAAACATTAAATACAAAGAAGTTATTAAAAAAATCGCTACTGATGCTATCGTTAAAGATGCAACTTGTGATTTTACTGCTACTTCTACTGTAACTTTAACTGAGAAAATTTTACAACCTGAGGAATTTCAAGTAAACTTACAACTTTGTAAAAAAGACTTCCACTCAGATTGGGAAGCTGTACAAATGGGTTACTCTGCTTTTGATTCTTTGCCACCATCATTTGCTGATTTTATTTTATCTCACGTAGCTGCTAAAGTAGCTGAGAAAACAGAGCAAAACATTTGGAAAGGTGTAACTGCTAATGCAGGAGAATTCAACGGAATTGCTACTTTAGTTGCTTTAGATGCTGCTTTACCTGCTGCACAAGAGGTTGCTGGTACTACAGTTACTTCTTCTAACGTAGTTGCTGAGTTAGGAAAAGTAGTAGATGCTATTCCTGCTTCACTTTACGGAAAAGAAGATTTATATATCTATGTATCTCAAAATATTGCTAAAGCTTATGTACGTGCTTTAGGTGGTTTTGGTGCTTCAGGTTTAGGTGCTAATGGTACTAACGCTATGGGTACTCAATGGTGGAATAACGGAAGTTTATCATTTGACGGAATTAAACTTTTCGTTTGTAATGGTATGGCTGCTAACACTGCTATCGCTACTTTGAAATCTAATTTATTCTTTGGAACTGGCTTACTTAACGATCTAAATACTGTGAAGTTGCTAGATATGGCAGATTTGGACGGATCTGAAAATGTGAGAGTAGTTGTACGTTTCACTGCAGGTGTACAATATGCTATTGTTGAGGATATTGTAACTTACGGAATCACTAACTCTGCTAACTAATAAATTAGCAAACTAACTTAAAAGGGTGGTGGAAAAAACACCATCCTTTTTTTTAAATTATATATTTTAATTTGTATATTTGTAATATGGAAAGCATTATTTATAGTATAACAAATCCGATAGGTGAAGTTTACATAGGGAGTACAAAAAATAGATTATCACAAAGAAAAACAGAACATAAATATAATTTAAAAAGAAAAAGAAAAGGCAAAATATACGATAGCTTTAATAAGTATGGTTTTGAAAATCATATAATAAAAATAGTTGCTAAAACAGATGAAGATAGCAGAATTGAATTAGAGCATTTTATAATAGAAACTTTTGAGCCAAAATTAAACATAACAAAAAATTATAATGCTACTGCATTAAATAAAATTTGGGTTAATTATAAAGGTAAAGAATTTCAAATATATAAAGAAGATATGATGTCTTTTTACAATAAAGGAAGAATTAAAAAAAATATTAACTAAAAAATAAATAAATATGTCTTGTGATATTTCATTAGGTAGAATCGAACCTTGTAAAGATTCAGTAGGTGGATTGAAAGCTGTTTATTTCGTAAATTATGGTGATGCTACAGGGTACACTTACAATGGCACTAATACAGATGTTATTGATGATGTAGCTGGAACTCCAACAGCATATAAATACGATTTAAAAGGTGCTTCTACATTTACACAAAACGTAAATAGCTCTAGAGAAAATGGTACTACATTTTACGAGCAAGTGCTTGAACTAACATTTAAAAAATTATCTATTGTAGATAACAAACAACTTAAACTTATGGCTTATGGTCGTCCACAAGTAATTGTTGAAGATAACAATGGTAATTTCTTTTACGCAGGTTTAAAACACGGAATGGATGTAACTGGTGGTACTATCGTAACAGGTGGTGCTATGGGAGATTTAAGTGGATATACTTTAACTCTTACAGGTATGGAGCCAGTACCAGCTAACTTTATCGGAGATACTTTAGCAGGTGCAGGATTTACTGTAGTTTCAGGATCTTAATATTTAACTATATTACTTTTAAAGGGTGGCTAATTGCCACCCTTTTTTAGTTATAACAAATTTGTAGTTTTTTAATTTTTAAAATAAAACAATGATAATACTAAAAGAACAGGAAGGAGTACAAACATTAAAATTAGCAATTAATGGATGCAGTGCTACTTCAATAGTTTTAGTAGATGAAGAAACTAATTTAGAAACTGAAATTAATTGTGAGTTTTATATATCTGCTTACTATATGGAAATTAATGTAGTATTAGATGTAAAAGAAAATAAATACTATACAGTTAAAGTTAAAAATGAAACTGAAGTAGTTTATACAGGTTTAGCTTTTTGTACAAACCAAGATATTGTAGATTATAGTATAAACAATAATGTTTACACAGAAAATACTACTAATAACGAATTTATAATTTATGAATAATATCCACATTTTAAATTTAAGTGCTTATACTTCTCCAATAATAGAGGAAAGCAAGAATAAAGATTTTGTACAATATGGTGCAGATAATAACTATTTTAATTACTTAATTGATAGATTTCTTTACTCTAATACTAACCACGCTATTATTACAGGTGTAACTAATATGGTTTATGGTAAAGGTATTGCTGCTACTGATTCTAATAGAAAGCCTGATCAATATGCACAAATGATGTCTTTAATAAAAGGAGATTGTTTAAAAAGAGTAGCTTTAGAAAGAAAGCTTTTAGGAATGGCAGCTATGCAAGTAGTTTACTCAAAAAGTAAAGTTACTAGAATAGACCACTTCCCTATGCAAACCTTAAGATCTGAAAAATGCAACGATAAAGGAGAAATTGAAGCTTGGTACTATCACCACGATTGGAGTAAATATAGAAATGGTGATGTATTAAAACGTATTCCTGCTTTTGGTTTTGGTAACGGAAATGAAGTAGAACTTTATATAGTTAAGCCTTATATTAGTGGATATTATTATTATACACCTATTGATTATTCAGGTGCTTTACCTTACGCTAAATTAGAAGAAGAAATTGCAGATTATTTAATTAATGATGTAATGAATGGCTTTAGTGGTACTAAAGTAATTAACTTCAATAATAATATACCACCAGAAGAAAAAAGACAAGAAATTGCAAATGATGTTAAGCGTAAATTAACAGGTGCTAAAGGAGATAAAGTAATAGTTTCGTTTAACGCTTCACAAGAGAATAAAACTACTGTAGATGATATTCCTTTAAACGATGCACCTGCACACTATGAGTATTTATCTACTGAATGTTTTGAAAAGTTAATTGTAGGTCACAGAGTAACTTCACCAATGCTTTTAGGTATTAGAGATACAGGTGGTGGTTTAAGCAATAATGCAGATGAAATTGAAACAGCAACTAGATTATTTGATAATATTGTTATCAGACCTTACCAAATAGAAATAATAGATGCCTTAGATGTTATTTTAGCAGTTAATGGTATTTCGTTAAACTTATATTTTAAAACAATACAGCCTTTAGATTTTATCGATGTTAATACTGCTAATGCTACTACAAATGAAGAAGAAACTGGGGTTAAAATGGCTGCAGTATGTTGTGCAAGTGATAAAGATACTCCTTTGGATCTAGCAGATGCTTTAACTGAAAAAGGTGAAGTGTTAGGTGCTGAATGGGTTTTAATTGATGAAAGCGAAGTAGATTTAGATGCAGAAGAAGAATTAGATGCAGAAATTAATTTTTTAAATAACAAAGGTAAAAAAGATAAAAATTTACTTTCTAAATTATTAAAATTTGCAGAAGATACAATCACTGCAAGACCTAATTCAAAATCTGAACAAGATGAAAATATAGATGGTATTCGTTTTATTACACGATATAAATATAGTGGTGATGCTACAGGAGAAAGAGAGTTTTGTAAAAAAATGTTGTCAGCAGATAAATTATATAGAAAAGAAGATATAGAGCAAACTGCTTCAAATAAGGTCAATCCAGGTCAAGGACACAATGGAGAAAATTATAATTTATTTCTTTACAAAGGTGGAGTAAATTGTAAGCACAAATGGTTAAGACAAACTTACGTTTCTTTTGAAAATGTAAATATAGATGTAAATAACCCTAATGCTACTACTATTTCAACTAATAAAGCAGAAAAATACGGATATAGAGTAAGAAATGATAAAGAAGTAGCTATGAAACCTTACGATATGCCTAATCACGGACACCACCCAAATTATAATAAATAGATATGGCTTACGCATTATTAATAAGTACAGAGGATATTAAAAAGTTTACTATTCTAAATGGTAATTTAGATATAGACGATTTTATACAATATATAAAAATAGCACAGGATGTTACTATCCAAAATTATTTAGGTACTGATTTATACAATAAATTCCAGGATCTTATAATTTCAGGTGATATTAATGAAGCAGAGTTTTTAAGTTATAAAACGCTTTTAAACACTTATATTAAACCAATGCACATACACTGGAGTATGGTTTATTATTTACCATTTGCATCTTATACAATAGCTAATAAAGGTGTATTTAAACACACTTCTGAGAATGCTAATACTTTAGAGAAGTTAGAAATAGATTATTTAGTAGAAAAGGAAAGAGATATTGCAGAACATTACACTCAAAGGTTTATTGACTATATGTGTTTTCAACAATCGGAATTCCCTGAGTACACTTCTAATTCAAATGAAGATATGAATCCTGATACAAATAATTTCTATGGGTCCTGGGTGCTTTAAAAAACAAAGAAAGAAAGTAGGTAATTATAAGCCTAAAGAACAAAACAAAGAAAAACTACAAATATTCTTAACTAAGTTAGAAAAAAATGGGACTGAATTTTCAAAATATTAAAGGTGATACTTTCGAACAAGTAAACTTTGAAGTTAAAATAAACGATGTAGCAGTAGATTTAACTGATGCAGTTATTCGTATGCAACTTAGAAAAGAATATGGTGGTGTAATTGCTTTATCTTTAACTTCAGTTGCTAATGCTGGTATAACTATTACAAACGCTGCTAGTGGTTTGTTTAAAATAAATAAACAAGTTATAGATGTAGCACCTTATAATTACATTTACGATATTGAAATTCATTTTGATAATGGAGATATTAAGACTTGGATCAGTGGTAACTTTCTAATTTTAGCAGATGTCACAAGATAATATAAATATAAACATACAAGAAACTAACGATATTATTAATATTGTAAGCTCGGAAGTAACTGAAGTTATTGATATTAATGTAGGTGAAACTGTAGAAGAAGTTACTTTAAATATTACTGAGGAGATTATTCAGGTAAATATTAATAAAGTTACAGGTGGTGGTGGAAATCAAACTTTAGCAGAAACTTTAGCATTAGGAAATGTAACAGGTGGTGAAAATATTGTTATAAACGATGCTGATTCTATTCAATTAGAAAATTCATCAACACTAAAAAAAGGTACTTATAATTATGGTGGTAATGGTGGTATTTCTCGCATATGCTCAAATAATTATGAGGATATGTGGCAAAATGGTTTTAGACACGTTTTTGACCAAAGCGGTTTTATAAGAAATTCAACTAATTGTTTTGATGCAGTACCTGATTCATCTTTTGATGTTACATTAAGATTTAAAATTGGTTCTATTTGGACTTTAGATAATGGAACTAATTACATTTGTACTGATGCTACTGAAGGTGCTGCAGTTTGGGAACTTTACAATGTAATACCAACTAATACAAGTGATTTAACTAACGATAGTAATTTTGTATCAGATGCTTCTTATGTACATACTGATAACAATTTTACTACTGCAGAACAAACTAAATTAGCAGGTATTGAAGCAGGAGCTGAGGTTAATGTAAATGCTGATTGGAATGCTACTAGTGGTGATGCTGAAATTTTAAATAAACCTACAATACCATCATTAACAGGATATGTACCTTATACAGGAGCTACAACTGATGTAAATTTAGGAGAATACGAAATAAAAGCAGGTCAAATTACTTTTGATACTTCACCAACAGGAACTGCTGCAGTAGCTACTACAAGATGGAATAATACTATAGGAAGTGCAGAAACTACTTTAAAAGGTGGTAGTGTAGTACTAAAAAATGGAGTTGATTTAGTTGCAAGAGTAGTTAATAAAGTAAGTCCTAATACTACTTTAACTAAAGCAGCATATCAAGTTGTAAGAGTAAGTGGTGCTCAAGGTCAAAGATTGGCTGTAGAATTAGCACAAGCTAATAACGATAATAATAGTGCAGATACTTTAGGTATTGTTTGCGAAACTATAGCTGCTAATCAGGAAGGTTTTATAATGACTGTAGGGCAGTTATTAGATATTAATACAACAGGAAGTTTACAAGGTGAAACTTGGGCAGATGGTGATGTACTTTATTTATCTCCTACTACAGCAGGTAGAATTACAAATATAAAGCCAACAGGTGCAACAGGGCATATTGTAGTTTTAGGTTATGTAGAATATGCTCACTCAAATCACGGAAGTATCTATGTAAAGATAATGAATGGTTGGGAGTTAGACGAACTTCACAATGTATATATTTCTAGCGTTGCAGATAAACAATTATTGTCTTATGATAGTGCTACTTCACTTTGGAAAAATAAAAGCGTTACAACAGATGATATAGCAGATAGTACTAATAAGCGTTATGTTACTGATGCTAATTTAACTACAATAGGAAATCAATCAGGTACTAATACAGGTGATAATGCTGTAAATAGTTTATATAGTGGTTTAGCTACTTCTAAACAAGATACTTTAGTTTCAGGTACAAATATTAAAACTATAAACTCTACTTCAGTTTTAGGAAGTGGAAATATAACTACAGGTACAGTTACTTCAGTTTCAGCTTTAACTTTAGGCACTACAGGAAGTGATTTATCTTCTTCAGTTGCTAATGGAACTACAACACCTGTAATCACTTTAAATGTACCTACTGCTTCTGCAACAAATAGGGGAGTATTAAGTTCAACTGATTGGTCTACTTTTAATGGTAAACAAAACGCATTACTTGATATTGCATCAGTTCAAGATAATGGAATATATAGTACATTTATGAATGGTGCTATTTCTTATTTTCTTGGAGGAGTTGGTGCTGCAACTTTTAATAATTTAAGAATAAATAGTAACCTTACTTTATCAGGAAATAGTGCCAATTTTTCAAATAATGCAGTACAATTTAGTACGACTGCTGTTGCAGGTACATTAGCTTTCCAAAGAGGAACCCCTTTTTATCATTCAGGAAGAACATTAATGAGGTTTTTGCCAAATATTGTTTCTACTGACGCAAGATATTTTGTAGGATTATCAAATTTATATCAAGTATCTAATCCAACAAACGTAGACCCTGCTTCATTAACTCAAACTATTGGAGTTGCTAAATTTTCAACTTCAACAAATTTATTTATAATTCATAATGATGGTTCAGGAGTTTGTACTACTTTTGATTTAGGAGCAAATTATCCCGGCACTTCTACATCATATATTTATGATATTAAAATAATTTCAAATTCAGCAGGAGTATATACAGGAGTAACAGTTAGAAGAACAACAATATCAACAGGTGCTACTATAAGCACTGACTATACTGTTACAAGTAATTATCCAACAGGTGTAAGTACAAATCCTGCTTTATGGATAACAAACAATGCAAGTGCTACTGCTAATTCACTTTTGCATTTTGGAGCAATAGGATATAATACATATATTTAATATGAAATATTTTTTAACTAAAAACGGAGTTACAATAGATGAAAATAGGAATGTAATACCTATGGATGAATCTAATAAAATATATCAAGAATATTTAGATTTTCTTAAAGCAGATGGCACAGTTAAACCGACTGATATGTTATCTGATTTTGAAATTGACTTAGCTAAAAATGAAGCTATTGACAAATTAAAAAAAGAATGTTATGATGAATTAGCTTTAACTGATTGGTATTTTGTAAGAAAAATGGATATTGGTGTTGAAGTGCCTGTTGAAGTTATAGAGAAAAGAAATGAAATAAGAAAAAAATATAATGATTTAATTTCTAATTATGATACAAAAAACTAATATACAGGGTATAATTGCATTGATAATTATTGTTGCAGGATTATATATACTTGGTTGGAATAAAGCTACAAACGATGTTAGAATAGCTGTAGTAGGTTTAATGGGTAGCGTTATAGGTTACTATTTTGGAAGTTCAAAACAAAATAAAAATGAATAACCACGAACATAACGCAGTTTCAATAGGTTTCGGTAGTATATTATCAATATTCTCTTATATTGCAGAAAACCCATTTATACAAGATGGAACTCAATTATTTAAAGTAGTTGTTTTTGGTATTGTCGGTGGTGCTATGGGTTATTTAGGAAAATTAATAGCGATTGAAATACATAAAAAATTAAAGAAAAAATGAAACTATTATTAAAAAGAATTCATAAAACAGATAAATCTACTATTGGTGAATTATATATTGATGGTAAATTTGAATGTTATACTTTAGAAGATGTAGAGCGTAAAGATAAAGTATATGGAAAAACAGCTATTCCTAAAGGTAGTTACGAAGTAATTATGAATATGTCTAATAGATTTAAAAAGTTAATGCCTTTACTATTAAATGTACCTAATTACGAAGGTGTAAGAATTCACACTGGTAATAAAGCTGAAGATACTGAAGGTTGTATATTATTAGGTAAAACTAGAGGAATTGATTTTATAGGTAACTCTAAAAAAGCTGTAGCTGATTTTTATACTAAATTAGAAAAAGAATTAAAAACTAAAAAAGTAACTTTAACAATTGAATAATATGAATAATATCCCTGAGCCAATTAAAAATGTTTTAGATGAAGCTGCTAATCAGTATTCATCAAGTCCTTCTACTACTAATGCAGGTTTCTTTTTAAGATTAGTTTGTAGATTTATCAAACCATCAACAATTATTAAAATGTTTGCTCACAAACTAGGATAATAATTTAATTTATAAATGCCACTTTAATTAGTGGCTTTTTTATTTATAATTATAAGTTAAAAACAATTTATTTAACATTTGTTAATAACATAGTTTTTTTAAATTCATTTTTTCTATATAAATTTGTGCTATAATTTTAACACAAAGAAATATAATGAAATTAGAATATATAGTTAATTGTAAGTACTATGGTGTTTCTAAAGTATATAATAAAGTTTTCTATTCAGATAAAGAATATTTTAATTTTAAGGAATGG